AACGAAAATCAGGACAGACTTGGTTGCCTAGAATGAATGGCCAGCACAAAGTACGCGACGAAGCGCGAACGCGAGCGGGCGCGGCAAGCTCGCCAATCGCAAAACGAGCGAGATATTGGCCGACCGCCGCTGATCGAGAACGTTCGGCGCCGAAACAAGTGCAAGACGTCTCTTCGCCGGTTCTGCGAAACCTACGGCGCTAAAGCGTGCTGCTGGCCCTGGTCGGAGGATCATCTCCTTGTCCTGGGAGCAATCGAGCAAAGTGTGTTCTCCGGGGCCATGCTGGCCATTGCGATGCCGCGGGGTAGCGGCAAGACGACGCTCTGTCGGCTTGGCGTGCTTTGGGCCGTGGCGTTTGGCCACATCATCTACCCGTTTCTGATCGGGGCGAACGAAGAGAAGGCCGTTGCCAACCTAGACGCGATCAAACTCTGGATGCGGGAGCTGCACCCGTTTGTTGACGACTTTCCAGAAATTTCCCACGGTGTGCGGTTACTGGGCGGCATCGCCAACCGGGCCAGCGGTCAAATCTGTGGTGGCGAGCCGACGTTCATCCGCTGGGAGAAAACCCGCGTTGTGTTGCCCCGCGTTCTCAAGCCGAAGAACATGCGCTGGCGGAAGGGCCGCTGGGCTCCCACGTCTGGGGCGGTGATCGGCGTCTCCGGCCTGACCGGCGAAGGCATCCGCGGCAGTCTGTTTGCTCACCCTGACGGCCGCCAGGTCCGGCCCGACCTCGTGCTGTTGGACGATCCGCAGACCGATGAATCAGCCCGGTCGCGGCAACAGAATATCGACCGGCTTGCTTTGATCCGCGGGGCCGTGCTTGGCATGGCCGGGCCTGGCAAGCGAATCTCGGCCGTGATGCCCTGCACGGTGATTCGGCCGGGCGACATGATCGACCAGGTACTGGACCGCAAAAAGCACCCGCTATGGCGCGGCGTTCGCACCAAGCTTCTGCGGTCGATGCCTGCGAACATGGGCGCCTGGGAAGCGTACTGGGAGGTCTACCGCGAGTGCATGGCCCGCAGCGTACCAACGATGGAACCGGCAAACGACTATTACCGCGACCACCGGGACGAACTGGACGCCGGAGCATCGGCATCGTGGAAGGCCCGGCATTCGGTCGATGAAGTCTCGGCCATCCAGCACGGAATGAACCTGCTGTGCGAGCGCGGTCTTGAAGCCTTCATGTCGGAATTTCAGAATTCGCCGCTGGACCCGGCCGAAGAGGAGCCGCTGCACCTCACCGCCGAGCAGATCGCTGCCAAGGTCTGCGGGCTCGACCGGGCCCTGGTGCCCAAGCAGGCCCAACACCTGGCCGCCTACGTCGACGTTCACGACCGGCTGCTGTACTACGTCGTGTCGGCCTGGTCGCCGGACTTCGCGGGCGTGGTGATCGACTACGGCACGTACCCGCCCCAGCCCGGGGCATACTTCGCCCAAAGCTCCGCACCGCGGGCGATGGCCGACCTGCATCCGGGCCTGACCGAGGACGCCCGGCTTCTGGCCGGGCTAAATGCGCTGGTGTCTGCGATGCTGGCCAAGGCGTTTCGCCGCGAAGACCAAGCCGAAGTGCGGATCGGCCGTCTGCTGATCGATGCCAAGTGGGGGCAGAAGACGGAGCTGGTCAAGCAATTCTGCCGCCGGCATCCGCAAGGCGGCTCTGTCTTGCTGCCGGCAATGGGGATCGGCTTCGGCCCGACGCGCAAGACGTTTTCCGAGTATCGGCCGGAGCCAGGGGCCGTGATCGGCCTCAACTGGCGGCTGGCCACCCAGACCGGCGGGGACCGGGTGGTGTCGATCGACACCAACTGGTGGAAGACGTTTGCGGCGACACGGCTGGCCATGCCGGTCGGCACGCCGGGCGGCTGGGAGCTGTTCGGCCGCGAGCCCCGCGTGCACGCATTGTTTGCGGATCACTGCGTCGCAGAGGAGCCGAAGACGATCGTTCACAAGGAGAGCGGTCGCGAGCGGGTCCAGTGGGAATGGAAGCCAGGCCGCCCAGACAACCACTATTGGGACTGCCTTGTGGGCTCCGCAGTGGCCGGCTCGATGCTCGGCGCGAAGCCGGAAGGTGTGGATGGACCAAAGCCGGTACGGCGTGTGTCGCTCGCGGACATGGCGGCGAAGGCGAGAGGTGGGCGATGAGTGACCAAGACCCCCAGCATCCGAAAGAGACGCGCTACAAGTCGCTGGCCGACATGGCGGCCGACGCCGGTCGAAAGCCATCGGGCAAAGTGCCCATTTGTCCCGAGTGCGGGCGCCGGCTGTTCTACGTGATCTCGACGTGGCATCTAGCCGACGGTAGTACCCGCCGGCTACGCAAGTGCTCGGCGTGCGGGCACGCAATCAACTCCACGGAGGTGTTTGATGAGTGACGAGAAACCCTTGACCCTGAAACGAAAGCCCGACCGGCTCGTGTCGGGTGGAGTCGCGCCGGCGGAATTCACCTGCCCGGTCCACGGCGACATCGGCCAAGCGCTGTTGACGATGACAGCGAACGTCCCGGATCGCCAGGAGAATCGCGTCTACTGCTTGCAGTGCATCATGGACCAGTTGGACTCCCTGCCAATCGCCCAACTGAAGATCGACGTTGCCAGCCCTGGCAATTCCGAGCCTCCGGGCGAAAAGTCCTCTTGACGGGCTTTCTCGGGTCCGTCTACTCTCCGGGCTGACAATCCGGTCGGGCAAGGCGCGGACTAGCTACCCGCGCTGAAGCAGCGCAATACAAGGCCGTGTGGGGCCACACCCCCGCACGGCCTTTTCGTTTGCGCTCGCCCGGTCCGGATGCAGCACGGAGGCACCATGGCCGAACGCACCATCCAAGACGCCATCGAGGAAACCGCCAAGGGGCCGGCGCGGGTGAGCGTCGACGGAACGACGGTCGACGCCCAGAAGATCGCCGACCAAATCCTGGCAGACCGCTACACCGCCGGCAAGACGGCCGCCTCCCGCAACCACCTCGGCCTGCGGTTCGTCAAGCTCGTTCCACCGGGGGCCGGCTGATGGGGCTTCGCTCCGCCATCTCGCGGTTTCTCTTCGGCCCGCCGCGCCGGGAGCCCCAGCCGGTCGGCGACGCCGCCCCGCGTGTCGTCATCCGCGGCAGCTACGACGCCGCCAGCGTCACCGGCGTCAACGCCAACCACTGGGCCGCGGCCGACGCCCTGGATGCCGACAGTGCCAACAGCAAAGCGGTCCGCCAGCGGATCGCCTACCGCGCCCGGTATGAGGTCGCCAACAACGGTCAGGGCAAGGGCGTGCAGCTCACCCAGGCCAACTACGTGGTCGGTCGCGGACCGAAGCTGCGGATGCAAACGGGCGACGCCGCGTTCAACACGGAGGTCGAAACGGAGTGGACCTCATGGGCCAAGGAGGCGAAGCTCGCCCGCCAGCTCCGCACCATGATCAAGGCCAAGGTCGGCGGCGGCGGTGAAGGCTTCGCCATCATCGCGCAGAACCCGGCCATGCGGCACGAGGTCAAGCTGGGCCTGCGCGGCGTGGAGTGCGAGCAGGTCACGACGCCCTACCTCAACCCGATGACGCCGAACCGGATCGACGGCGTCGAGTTCGATGACTTCGGCAACGCGACCAGCTACGACGTGCTCCGCTACCATCCGGGCGGCGCTTGGGCGTATCTGCGGCAAGACCCCGACCCGATCCCCGCCCGTTTCGTGTTGCACCTGTTTCGCGAAGACCGTGCCGGCCAGCACCGCGGGGTCGATGAGCTATCGGCGTCGCTGAACGTCTTTGCCCAGTCGAGGCGGTTCAAGGAGGCGACGCTCACCACGGCGGAGCTGATCGCCCTGTTGACCGTGCTCCTCAAGACGCCGATGCCGCCGGACGGCTCGGCGGACTTCGCGCTGCCGATGAGCACGCTCGACCTTCAGAAGGGCACCATGACGGCGCTGCCGTCCGATACTGAGCCCTGGCAGCCGGACGTGAAGCAGCCCGGCCCGGGGTACAGCGAGTTCACTCAGCAGCAGGACCGGGAGCAGGCGCGGCCCATCAACATGCCGCGAAACATCGCGGCGGCCGACAGCAGCGGCTACAGCTTCAGCGGCGGCAAGCTCGACCATACCACCTACTTCGTCTCCGTCGACGTGGAGCAGTCGGAGATTGAGGAGGAGGTTCTCGACAAGCTCTTCCAGGTCTGGTTCGCCGAGGCCAATCTGCGGTTCGGCTGGGGGCGGCCTGAGTATCCGCTGCCGGCCCATACCTGGGACTGGCCGCGCAAGCCGGTCATCGACGAAGCGAAGACGGCGACCGCCCGCAAGACGGACCTCTCCACTGGGGCCGACGACTTCGTGCACGTCTGCACCACGGACGGGGTCGACGCCGAAGAGCGCATTGCGACCATGGCTCGCACCTACGGCGTGACCGTCGAGGAAATGCGGGCCGTGTTGCTCAAGGCGCACTTCGGCGGCGGGCAAGGCGCCGCGCCCGAGCCCGACCCGCAAGACCCGGACCAAGCCGACGACGCCGAGCGTCAAGCAGCGAACACCAACGGTCGCAGCCGGCTGCCCGTCGGCGCCGGCCGCAACGGCAACGGGAGGTCCCGCGCATGAGCAAGCACACCGCGCGGCGGGCGAAGGCCCGCATGATCCGCGCCGCCGGGAAAGCGCCCATTGTCCTGGAGGCCATCCCGGTCGACTGGATCGCCGCGGCCGAGCCCGCCGAGGGCGAGAAGCCGAAGCCGAAACGGTTTTCCATGCGGGCCTACAACGGCGGCCCGATGCAGGTCAACAACTACGGCCCGCCCGTAGCGATCGACCTTTCCGGGATGACGGCCAAAGCGCCGGTTCCGATTCTGCGCGAACATGACCGGGGGCGCGTGGTGGGACACGCCGACGCCGTCGACATCGGCGATTCCTCGCTCAAGCTCTCGGGCATCGTCTCCGGCGCCGGGCCGGATGCAACGGAGGTGGTCGCCGCGGCGGGCAACGGCTTCCCGTGGCGGGCGTCCGTGGGCGCCCGACCGGACAAGCTGGAGTTCGTCGGCGAGGGCGTGACCACGAAGGTCAACGGGAAGACTCTCACCGGGCCGCTGTATGTGGCCCGCAAGTCGACGCTGGGAGAGGTGTCCTTCGTGGCCCTCGGCGCCGACAGAAAAGCAATCGCCAAAGTCGCGGCATCCGCGGCAAAACAGAAGGAGACGAGCATGGATTTTCACGAATGGCTCAAGGACGGCGGCTTTACGGACACCGAGATTGAAGGGATGCGAGATGACCAGCGGGCATTCCTTCAAGCCAAGTACGACGCCGAGGTCAAGGCGGCAGCGGCCAGAAACCCCAAGTCGATCGAAGGCAGCGCTAAGCCGCCGGTCATCGACGCGCCGAGCTTCGACCTGTCCGCCGTGATCCTGGCCCACGAGAGCCACATCGCGACCATCGAGGCGACGGCCGAAGAGTACCGCGAGAAGGTCCCGGCGGCCGACTTCGCCAAGCTCTCTGCCGCCGCCCGCAAGGGAGCGATTGAGGCGAAGGCCAAGGCTCTTGGCGAGCAATGGCCCGCCCCGCGACTGGAGGCCGAGTACATCAAGGCCGCCGCGCTGTTCAAGGCCGACCTGATGGTCGCCGAGCGTCCGAAGGGCCCGGCCATCCACTCGAGCAGTCACGACCTGGACGGCAAGGTCATCGAGGCCGCCATGTCCCAGGCCCTGCGCCTGCCGGACGTGGAAGAGGACTTTGACGACAAGACGCTCCAGGCCGCGCACACGGAGTTCCGCGGTCGCATCGGACTCCAGCAGATCCTGCTCATCGCCGCCACCGCCAACGGCTACGTCTGCCGGCCCGGCGAGCGAATCCACACCGGCAACTGCCGCGACGTGCTCCGCGCCGCGTTCCCAGACCGGGGCCCGATCCGAGCGGCCGGCACGCTCAGCCTCCCGGGCCTGCTCTCGGGCGTCGCCCAAAAGGAGCTGCTTGCCGGCTTCATGGAGGAAGACAACGCGTGGCGGGAAATCGCCGTCATCAAGAGCGTTCCCAACTTTCTCACCATGACCAGCTACCGGATGCTGGACAACATGGAGTACGAGGAGGTCCCGCCGGGCGGCACGATCAAGCACGGGTCGGTCTCGGAAGAGAGCTACACCCGAAAGGCGAACACCTACGGGAAGATGTTCCAGCTTGATCGGACGGACATCGTCAACGACGACCTCGGCGCATTCGACGACATCCGCACCCGGCTGGGCCGCGGATCGGCCCGCAAGTTCAATGCCGTCTTCTGGGCGGCATTCATGAACAACGGGAGTTTCTTCACCAGCGCCCGCGGCAACTACATCAGCGGGGCGACCACGAATCTCGGGACCGATTACGTCGGCCTGGCGCTGGGCATCACGGCCTTCGACGATCTCAAGTCGGCCGCCGTCAAGCCGGCGAAGACGGGCAAGCGGATCGGCGGCACGCCCACCGTGTTGCTCGTACCGCCGGAGCTGGACGCCATCGCCCTGCAAATCTTCCAGCCGATCGCCGCGGCCACGACGGCCACGGTGAACATCTACGCCGGCAAGTATCGCCCGGTGAAGGTCTACCAACTGAGCGACTCGACATACACCGGCTACAGCTCCACCGCGTGGTATCTGCTCCGCGATCCGCGGATTCTGGCCGCCATGGTGGTGAGCTTCCTGAACGGCGTCGAGGGACCGGTGATCGAATCGGCCGACGTCAACTTCGACCAGCTCGGCATCCAGTTCCGCGGCTATTCGGACTTCGGCTGCGACCAGGCCGAGTGGCTGTGCGGCGTCAAGAGCAAGGGCGCGGCGTAAGCGTCAAATCAATCCAGGGAAGCGAGTTCCCACGTCTTTAGCGAACAGGAGAAAATCCCATGGCGCAAACGCAAACGCCAGCGTACCGAGAAGTGCGTGCCGACGAAGTGACGCTCGACGCGCTCTTCGCCGCCGACGCCTACTCCGGCGACATCGTGATCGTGGGCACCATCCCGATGATGGTGGTCCGCGACGTCGACTACAGCGTGAATCCGAGGGGCACGCTGAGCCCCGGCAAGGGCGAAGTATGGCTCGTGCCGCAGACGGCGGCGATCATTAACGCCGGCGACACCGTCTACTGGAACGCCGATGCGAGCCCGTACAACGGGACGGCGAACACTGGTGCGGCGTCTTCCACGCCGACGGCCTACCCGATCGGCACGGCCGCGCCGTTGCAACCGAACGGCACCAACGCCACGACCGCGACGGATGAGTTCGTCCGCGTGCTGCCGGACGTGGCGAAGCGGGCGGCGACCATCGGCGGGGCCGTGACAGCCAGCGACATCACCGGCGAGGATTCCTCGCTGGGCATCGTCGGCCTGGCCGGCAACGCCGGCGCCGGCGGGGCCATCCCGATCACCGGCGGGGCCGGCGACGGGAATGCTGCCGGCGGTGCGGTCGGCATGACCGGTGGTGCCGGGGCCGGGACTGGCGACGGCGGCGCGGTAAGCGCCGTTGGTGGTGCGTCAGGCGACGGCGCATCGAGCAACGGTGGTGCGATCACGATCACCGGCGGTGCGGCCACCAACGCGGCCAGCGGCGACGGCGGGGCCGTAAGCATCACCGGCGGTGCAGGCCCAACGGTCGGCAACACCGGTGGTGCCGTGACGATCCTTTCTGGGGCCGGCGACGGCACCAACGGCACGGCTGGAGCCGTGACGATTGACTCGTCCGGCACCGGTGCGACCAAGGGCGCCATCACGATCGGCACCAATGCCGCGAGCCTGACGCTTGGCAAGATGCCGCGGGTGCCTGTGGCTGCGGTGGCCGCCACTGGAAGCGCCCAGGGGGACGCCGGGGCGCTGTCGGAGGGCGTGAACATCGTCAGCGACTCGGACAACACCAAGGGCGTGATCCTTCCGTCGTGCGTGGATGGCGCCCAGTGTGTCGTCGTCAATCTCAACACCGACAAGACGCTGGAAATCTACCCGCCGACCGGCAAGCAGGTCAACAACGCCGGTGCCAACAACGCGATCACCGTGGCCGCGAACACGATCGGCCATTTCTACTCGGAAGGCGCCAACGCCTGGTACGGACTCCACGCGGCGACCGACGTAGCGTAGTGCAGGGTAGCGGTTTCCCGTTTCTCCCGGGTTGTCCGGCTCGGTTGCGTGCGACCTGCACCGCACGCGGCCAGCCGGACGTGTGCAGGAGCTTGAACCATGAGTACGGATGCGAGTGCGGTTGTGGGCAATGGACAGCACAAGGTGTACCTGGCGATCCCCGGCAAGCAAATCTGCTGGGGCACCGTAACCGGTGTCGTCAACTCGACGGCCAAGCACATCGCCGTTCCCCACAACGCAGGCTACGGTTTCTCGGGCGTCGAGGATTTCAACATCCTGTGGGCCGACGCCCACAACCTCTACGAAGAGGGGCGAGTCACCCACTTCGCCATGCTCCACGGCGACATCACGCCGGACCCAAACCAGAAATGGCTTGACATCCTACTGGAGATCATGGACCAGCGGCAAGCCTCCCTGGTGTCGGTCTTCTCGCCGATCAAGGATCACCGTGGCGTCACGTCTACCGGTATCTGCGACCTGGACGATCACTGGCGACCGTTCAGGCGATTCACGATCCGCGAGGCGTTGACGCAGCTTCCGGAGACGTTCAGCAACGTCGATGCAGGCTATCCGGATCGCCCCCTGCTGCACAACACCGGCCTGTGGGTATGCGATCTGCGCAAGCCGGTGTTCCGGGCGGCCGACAAGGACGGGTGCCTCGATCTCTACTTCCAGTTTCCCACCCAGGCCGTGCGCGGGCCGGACGGCAAGTGGATGCATCGCCGCGAGAGCGAAGACTGGCTCTTCAGTCGCGACCTCTGGCTGCGCGGCGTGCGCGACACCTACGTGACGCGGGCCGTGCGACTGAACCACCACGGCGCCATGAGCTGGGGCACGCACGACGCCTGGGGCTCGTTTAAGGACGGCGACGAAGACACCGCCGACAAGTGGCGGCCGGAGCAGGAAAAGAAGCCCCTGCGGATGCTCCAAATGCTGGAGTTCGAGCTGGGCAAGGAGTGCAACCTCGGCGAGGCGCATTCCGACTGCCCGAACCTGCACCCCGATCGCTTCCGCTTTCTCGACACCTCCCGGGAGTTGGATGACGACACGATCGTTGCGACGGCTGCGGAAGCGTACAACGTGCTCGGCTTTACCGGCCTGGTCGGCTGGATCTATTACAACGAACCGCTACTGCAAACCGATCGCATGTTCGCGCTCATGGCCCGGATCAAGGCGGCGGCCCCCGCGGCGCGGTTCATCCTCTGGACGAATGGGACGCTGATTCCCGAGGAGTGTGATCGGTTCCGCCAGTTCGAGCAGATCGTGGTCAGCGAGTACAACTCGCAGGGCCGACGCGGCTTCGACCGGCTGGCCGCCAAGAGCATCCCCGCCCGGATCATCGAAGATGCCCAGTTCGACGACCGGTTGCACACGCTCCCGCCCGAAGACCCGACGGCGCCGTGCCTGCGCCCGTTCGTCGAGCTGATCTTCGACCACCATGGTAACACGCACCTATGCTGCTACGACTGGCGCGGGGAGGGAACGCTGGGCAATCTGTTTCAGGCGTCGATGGCCGACCTCGCAAAGCGCTGGCGCGACGTGGTGCCGGAGATCGCTGGTCGGTCGATGGGCGACGGTGCTCCCGAAGTCTGCAGGGGCTGTGGCCACCGCTGGGGCAAGTACCAGTGTCACGATGAGACGATCGTGGCCCGGGCGCGGCGGTGGCGGAAACAGTTGCCGGAGACGGAGTTGCCGGAGCCCGAGCCAGCGGAGGCCGCCTGCCCATGAGTAACATGCTGGCCGATGGTGTTGCGTGGCTCGCTGGGCAGCTCGCCGACAATGCTGCCAGGTCCGTGGTCTACGTCCGCGGCAATCAGCGGCTTGAGCTGTCGGCCACCATCGGGCGGACGGAGTTTCAGATCGAGGACATGGGCGGCGTGCGGGTGGAGTACAGCGACCGCGATTTCATCGTACCCGCATCGGCGTTCACGCTCGACGGGGAGGTCACCGAGCCGGCCCGTGGCGACAAGATCGAAGATCCCAGCGGACCGAACGGCACGCTGGAGACCTTCGAGGTGATGGGGCCCGGAAACGAACGGCCGTTTCGGTACGATAGCACGGGGCAACTGCTCCGCATCCACACCAAAAAAGTCAAGATCACATGAGCCCGTTCAATGCGTCCTGGTGGAGTACGAAGCGGCTCGTGACGGTCGTGGGGCCGGTGGTTGCCGGGGTGTTTGCAGTCTTGGGCGTCGTGTGGGCGGCGTCAGCCGACCGGGCTGGTGTGGAGCGAACGCTGCGGGCCAACGAAAAGCGGATTGAGGATCACGAAGAACGCATCCGCGCCGTAGAGCGCGATATGCCTCAAGTCGCCACGGACGTGAAGTGGATTCGCAAGGCGATCGAAAAGCAAAACGGAAAGTGACCAATGGCCAGGCACTTGGACATCTGCGATGCGGTCGTGA